CGATAGAAAGCCGGACAGGTAATCACCACCAGCCTCCCGCACGGGGTTAGGGTTGCGCATCTGATCGCGCGACGCCCGGATGGACCATTGTGTATCCTGCGAGAGCGGCTGCGGGTCGTACACACGACCCTGCCCCGCCGCATTGGTCACATGGTCAAAATACCCCGTAAGCGCCTCACGCTGAGGCCGCCAAGGTTGCTGTTGGGTCGTGACGGTGCGCTTGGCCATATTCTATCCCACGATTGCGTAGCCGAAGGTGCGGTCGGTCTGCGAATTGTTGCTGTGCGTGATCGTGAACGTCTGCTTGCCGCGCGAACTGACGTAAAGATCATCCTTTTCCGCTGCTGCGTTGGCGGTCGTCGGCATGAACAGGATCACGCTGTCGGCGCCCGCCCGGCGATCATCAACCGTCGTGGTGCTGCTGTTCGCCGTCAGCGTCACGGCGCCGGTGTTGTTGGTCTTGCCGTCCATAATGAGGTTGACCACCTGGGCCACCTCACGCGGGTTGCCGCCTTGCTTCTGAAGCGTCTGGTACTGGTTCGCCATCTATCGCCGTCCCATGCGCCGACTGATATGCGCCACGCCCTGCGCGTGCTCCCAAGTGCCGCCAGAAATGTTCATGCGGATACGGTGGTAACGGCCCTGACTACGCACCGGGCAGAACCCCGCATCGTTAAGGTTCGACACTGCCCCGAACGAAAAATCGTCAATCTGACGGGGCCTGGACGCCACTTGGGCGGAAACCTTGTCAGGGATGCCGTTGAAGTACGGATGAACCTCCGTCATAAGCCCGTGACGGCCCTGCCCCACTTCAAACTCCGGCGTCTCCATTACCGCGTCCAACGGCGTGCCTGTAAAAGACACGATGCGATGATCTGCGGCACCGCCGAAGAACAACTGACCGCCCTGCCATTGAGAGCTATCCAGCGACGCGCCCAACGCGTCCAAGCTGGACGACACGTTATCCAGTTCTTCCAACGTGTAGCCCGCCGTGAACAGCCGGTTGAGCGCGTCTACTTCAATGCTGACGTAGGACCAGCTATCGACCGCGTAGTTGTACATCAGCACCGTATCGGGCGTGCCCGCATCGCTTTCTGTGCTCGGGAACGCCCACGCCACCACCTGATTAAGCGGGTCCACACCGGCGGTAATGCGGTAGGCATACGTTCGGTCAAGGTTGTCGTAAAACCAGCGGTTAACCCGCTCGGCCCCGATGGGCTGCGACGAGTTGCCATCATAGACGTAAAAACCATCATTGGCGAGGTAATAGACCCGCCGCCCGACATTCGCAAACGCGCCCTGGAACGCGCATCCGCGCTGCTGGTCAATCACGTCAAACTGCCAGATCAGCGGCGAACCGGCGTAGGTCGCCCGAACGATCTGGTTTTCCATCAAGACGGTCAGTTCTTCGCCACCAACCAGCCCGGTCACGGCCCCGCCGTCAGGAATGTCCTGAAAATCGGCTTGGGTGGTGGAACTCACCGTGAAGTCTGTCGGGTCGCCAATGGCGGACCAGCGTACCCGGTAGGGTGTTTGCCCGTCCGTGTCGTTCACGAAACCAAGCACCAAGAACTCCTTGGCGATGGCAACGTGCTTGGCACGGATTTCAACAAGATCGGAAAACGATCCGGTGCTGTTATCCGCAAGCGTTTGCAGGTTGTTGTCGTAGTTCGTGGCGATCAGCCGTTCGCCGTATTGTGCGAAACGCCAGGCGTTCTCGGCTGTGGTGCTGTAACCGCCGGTCTTGCTCACGTCCACCAGCGACGTGTTCGTGCCAAGCCGGTATAGCTTGGTTTCGTCGCCGGCATAGACATTGTAATTCAGGTCGTTGTCCTGCGCCGCCGTGACGCCGCGAATGTAGTTCGTGGCTTGATCGCTAATGCCAACCGCATCCGGGAACGGGCGATACCCGCGCGCCGCCGGAATGACGTTTTTGGCAACGGTCGTGCTGCCGTTAAAGTCCGGCTGGTCGGGCGTCCATTCACCGAAACGGATCATCAGTCAAGCACCAGATAATCGTAGGTTCGCGTCCCGCTGAAGTCTGCGTGCGTCACGGTGAAACTCGTTCCGTCCGTCACGCTGGACACATAAGCCCCGATGCCCTCCACGCTCGCCGCGCCGGCATCACGCGGAAAAAGCAGGATATGACTGCCGCTCTTGACGTTGCTATCGCTGACCGTCGTGGTCGTGCCCGATGTGTTCAACGTAAACGAACCGCCGACAAGCCCGAGATTGCTGAGCGAAACGCCAAGATTGGACCGGGCGCCCGATGCGGTGTCGGCGCCAGTGCCGCCGTCAATGATGGCCACCGGGTCCGACAAGTTAGACACCGTGCCGTCCGCGAAGTTGCCCGACCCGTCAAGGTTGGCCGCCTTGGATTGCAGCGTCTCAATCTCGTTCTTGGCCGCGCTGAAGTTATCGCGGACGTTCTTGGTCTTGGCCGAACCTTCCTCGGGCTTGGTCGGATCAATGCCAGAAGCCATTTACTGCTCCGTCCACGACTGACTGCCAGCGGGCTTGTCGGTCCATACCTGACTGCCGGGCCTAAGTCCCGTCCACGTTTCCGAGCTGGCCGTAAAGTCCCAATAAGTGCGGGCCACGTTGGCGTCTATGTCCCAAAACGTTGCGCCGCCGTCCCACTCCGTCTGATCCTTACGGTTCGTAACCCACCGCTCGCTCATCGGTTATTGCGCCAAGGATAATAGTCCGAGCGGATCGTCAGCCCAGCACCGTACCGGCTACGCTCAAAGTCTTGACTGATCTCAGCCAGCGCCTGATCGAACCGCTTCTTATGAAACTGCGCCCGCTCCTCGTCCATCAGGTACTCATGGGCGTTGTAGAGCGCGCCGTACAGATAGGCGTCAGGATAGCGGTCCAGAATGAGGTTGGACGTGTTGATGTCCGTCAATTCCGGCACGCCCTCAATGTACGTCAGCTCCACCGTATAGGCGCCATCCGGCGTCGGAAACAGCTCTAAAGCCGTACCATATACGGCGTAGCTGTGCGGCTTGCTGTTGCCGCTGCCCGAGTAGTACCGCCGCGCGTAGTCAAACGACAGCGGCGTGAGCACCGTTACCGGATCGGTCTGGAGCTTGGCCGCTCGGATATACCGCAGGTCCGACGGCAGGGTGACATACGGATCGCCGCCCGTCGTGTCCGTGACAGCGCGCTTTTCGCCTTCAATCGACCACAGCCGACGGCTCATCTGCCCTTCGGCCAGGGCGATGAACTCCGGAATACGATCTGTCAGGTCCGAACGCGCGAGCCAGTTGGCGACCGCCGACTGCAACTCGTCGTATGTCGTGATCGCCATATCAGACCCTCAGCGAGTTCGTGCGAAAAATCCGGTTATCCGGGTCGTTGAGCCAGCGGTTCCAGTCACGCGGGTTGTGCTTGGGATCACCGAATTTTTGCCAAAGTTGATGATATACTGGCAGCGGCACTTCAGCGATCTTCTGCACATGGCGCTGCGTGTTGCCCCGCAGATCAGTCCTGCTTTCTTGGGCCTGATGCACGGGTGTCTTTTCCTCAAACACGAAACCGCCGTCAGACTGAAAATGACACCAGACCTCTTTGCCCGTGAGCGGATCACGGCGCACAAAACGCGGGTTCGGCATGAAAAGTATCCGTCTAGGGGAACGTAACGCTTCGCAGCGTGAAGGCGACGGGGTGAGGCCGAAACCCCACCCCGCCTTACCCAGCTCCTGTTAGGTGCTCAAATCATACACGGCACCGTGCGCCTTGGGCGCATGGACTTTGAGCGACCATTCTGTGATGATCTGGAACTTGGTCGCGTCGCCGGTCTTCGCCAGGTCTTCCGTGAAGAAATTACGACCCGGCAGCGTCGTGACCGCCGCAAAGTCCGTGTCCAGCAGGAACGCACGATCATTCCCCATGAAACGGTCGATGGTCACGTCCAGCCGGCCAAAGTCCGACAGGTACATGCTGACGGAGCCGATCATCACCGCTTCGGACGGGCTGGTGATGTTATACTGGTTCGCCATCGTGAACTGCGAAGACGTGCTCGACTGAAGATCGGAGAACGCCTTTTTGTTGGCCGGGCTGACAACCAGCATGTTCGGCTGACCGCCATCCTCGTAGGCGGCCTGCATGGCCTCGTCGATCTGAGCGAGGCTGAGCGCACGGTCGGAGCCGTCGGTAGGCGTGTCCGAACCGTCGCCGGTCGGGGCCGCACCCGTGGAGCCAACGCTAACGTTGGTAATCCAGCTAGACAGGGTGCCGGCATTACGGGTGCCAGTGCCCGACTTCGCTTGGTCCGCCGTGAGGGTCTTTTCAATGTCGCGGCGAAGCTCAAGGGACTTGAGCACCTTGACATAAGCCGTTTCACGGTCGCGGCCTGCCTTGTCAACCGCATCCAGCGTACCACTGACAGAGGCCGCCTTGCGGCTGATCTGGTGGTAGTTGCCGAGGCGGGTGGTGGTCTGCGGGTTGACGTAAGTGGCATCCGCACCCTCCGAAACAGCGTTGGTCGCGCTCGCGTCAGCCAGCGGCTGCACCTGCCATTCGGTCAGGATCGCGGACGCGTTCTCTTTCGGAAGGTTGGAATAGATCGGGGTTTCGTCCGGGTCAATCCGGGTGATGACATCGGAGAGGTCTTCGCGCTCACCGATGGCATTGGAAGTGGTATAAGTAGCCATAAGGCAGTCCTCTTAGCTCACTTGTTACGGGACCGCGCCATGAGCAGTTCCACCGCGTCTTCTTTGCGGCCCGTCTTGCTCAGACGCTTGTTCAACTGTTCCTGCTCGCGTGCGCGCGTGTCCTTACGCGTACCGGGCTGACCGGACTTGGCAGGTTTCGGGGCCTTCGCCGCCTTTTTCTTCGCAGCCGGTTTCTTGGACTGGAGTTCGTCGTACTTCATGGCCTTATAAAGCGCCTCCACGGCGCGGCTATCTGCGATGTACTGCAACTCCTGATCCAAATAACCGAGCTGCTTGGCATACGTCATAACGTCTTGCTTTTCTTGCTTCGCCCTGTCCGGGTCCTGCCAATGCGGCAGCCGTTCATTGACGAGCTTTTCGTGTTCTTGCTGAACACGCTGCTGAAACTGACGCTGACGTTCTGCCTGCTGTTGGCGTTCGGCCTCCTGGCGTTCCTGCTGGGCGCGTTGCAGGCGCTCTTTCTTGTCCTGCCACTCCCAGCGCTGACGGTTGTATTCGTCAGGGTCTTCCTGCCAGAGCCGCTGCCAGTCAGGCTCCTGCTCCATACTTTGGGACAGGGCCTGTTCGTACTCACGCGCACGCTCCGCAAGGGTCTGGTACTGCTGC